TGGTAGGCTACCCCCTCAACTCATGGCTTAGTAGGCTAAAAAGGGGCTTAAAACCTTTCCTATTGAATTCTCATAATGTGAAATAGTGGGGAGGCGGGTTATCGGTATATCCCTGTTATGAGTGTGGCTATTCACCGCCACCCTCGCACCCGCATAGCCACATACCCACAATGCCAACATGGTTATTATGTTGCACCGCAACATGGCACACAGTTTAAACACCCACCCCATATAACCACATTGGCATTGTGGTTATTATGTTGCACCGCACAATGGCGTATCGGATATGTTGCACCGCACAAAGACCATGACGCCATTGTGGTTATGTTGCACCGCACCATTGTGCCTATGTTGCACCGCACAATCCGTTCCGCATTATGAAATCTCATACCACAATGCGGAATAGGGGGGTTTAAACGATGAGGCAATACCCCTTTTTGCAGACCCCCCTCCCCCCTGGCCCGGGGGCCCCACAAAGCTCAAGTTTTTATAAAACCGCAATCCTAAAATTTTTTTTGTAAAAATACAACACTTTTATGCACCGTTTTGGTGCACGGTAGAAACGTTACCTAAAATTTGTCAGGGTTGTCAGGGTTTGATTTTAAAATTGTCAGGGTTTACTTGAGAATCATTCTTATTGGCGTATTATGAATCAATGAGTTGCAAAGCGATTGTCAGGGTAGTATGGGTAGTACCCCCCTATATCACTTTATTTTAAAATTTTAAAAAATAAAAAATAAATATTATGGAGTAAGTACGTTTAGACCCTGACAACCCATACTACCCTGACAATTTTGGATTGGGGCGTAAAACCCCCATTGTTTGCATTAGTAAGACTATGAGTGATTATGCTTACCAAATCAAAGGGGCATTGGAAAATGCCCAGGGGCAGTTTATTGGTTTAAGAGTATTGGTGTGTGACCCATTAAATTTTGAGATTGTGGATGTACCGGCAGAAATCTTGGATAGGGAAACCACCAAGTTTTTGCAATTTCGCCTCAGAATTACGGATGTGATAGACATTCAGCGCTTGCCTATCCCAATCCAAAATAGAATACGCGCTCCGTTAGGGAGATGGCTCGATTATTGGGTCGTTAAAAATTTTAATGGCAATTTTGGCAAACGAGAAAGTACTAACTCTTGACTACTGGAAACCCGCATCTAAACTGCAGGTAGGCGATTATGTGTTTGACCGCAACGGTCAAATTGTACAAGTCAAGTTGGTCCAACAGTACAGAGCAGCTGAATGTTTTGAAATAACGTTCAACGACCATTTACGCATGGCGGGGGACAGCAAGCTGGGATTCCTAGTGGAAACCCCTAAGTATCGCAAAAGAACATACGAATACAAACACGTCCAGCCATTTCGCCGGCCATTAAAGCGGTTTACTGCCGAAGGCTTAGATCTTTTAGAACTTAAAGACGACAGAAACAGGCACGTATTCTCTGTGCCCACCGCCAAACCCCTCACCCTTCCCCACCAAGACCTACCCGTGCCACCGTTTATCTTTGGCTTTTGGTTTTTTAACCGGCGAGCCCACGGCAAACTGGCTGCGACCCCTAAAACCGCCGAATATATACACGAAAAGTTTCGTGATTATGGGTACAAAGTCCAACTTGGCAAACTGATTAACACCAAAGAGCATGAGTTTGACACAATTCCGTCCGTTCGTTCTCAGTTAATACCAAACCCGCCAACCAAAATACCAGAAAACTACCTGCTTGCTTCTGCAGAGCAGCGTATTGAACTGCTTTCTGGTATTTTGTACTCCAAATCCAGGCAATACAACAAAAAAGATGATAAGTTTCGCATTACATCGTATCATTATGGTACAATATTACAAATCCAAGGCTTAGTAGAGTCACTTGGCCACCGATCTACCGTAACACACGACGATACATACAAGTATTATACCATTTCTTTTAAATCCCGGACTAAATTGATAGAAGAACAAGTCTCTCCTCCCATCCGTATCCACCAGGCCCGCCGTTACATCACCAAAGTTGATGTCATACCGGATCAACTTTGTGTTCATATTGAAACAACCGCCCCAGATAACACCATTCTTGTTGGAGAAGGGTTTATTGCCACATGCTAACTTCTAAACAAGAGCTAACGCTTAAAAAATTTGCAGATTCACATAAACACTGGCCAAAACAACAACTTGACGCCGCATTATGGCAGGTCAAATGGGAAATACAAGCCCTATCACACCAAAAGGAGCCAGATGATGGCGAATATGACACGTTTCTTATGCTTGCCGGACGGGGATCTGGTAAGACGCATACTGCTAGCCATTGGATTGGCATTAGGGCTTGGAAGTACGACAACACTCGCTGGCTTGTTACCGCCCCAACCTCTAACGACATACGAGCGACTTGTTTTGAAGGAGATTCCGGACTCCTTAATATTATCCCAAAATCTCTCATCCGAGACTACAACAAGTCGCTTTTTGAAATTACCCTCACCAACGGATCCCTTATCCAAGGCATACCCGCCTCAGAACCCGAGCGTTACCGAGGCAAACAATACCATGGGGCATGGTTTGACGAGCTGTGTGCTTTTGACTACATCGATGATGCGTACGATGGTGTTCAGTTCACCTTGCGTCTTAAGGACCCTAGAATACCCCGTGTCCAACAAATCATCACAACAACGCCAAAACCCAAAGAACTTATCGTTGACCTTAACGAAGGAAAAGTAGGGGGCGACGTTTATGTATCAAATGCCAGTTCCTATGACAACCGGGCTAACTTATCAGAAACGTTTTTTAAACAGCTAGAAACGTATGATGGCACAGATATTGGTAGGCAAGAAATTTATGGTGAAATTCTTGACCCAGAATCGTCAGGCATTATTAAACGTAAACAATTTCGCATGTGGCCAGCCAATAAACCAACGCCAAACTTGGAGTATGTAATTGCTTCATATGATCCAGCCACCAGCGAAAAAACAATGAACGACCCAACAGCATGTACAATTTGGGGAATATTTGAACAAACGGACGCCGGTACAGCAATTATTCTTTTAGATTCATGGGATGCCCATCTTTCTTATCCAGAGTTGCGCCGTAAAGTTATTGAAGATTTTAAAGAAGTTGTATACGGAGCAGATAATGACTTTGGCAAAGGCCATAAAGCTGATTTAATCCTTATGGAAGATAAATCCGCTGGAATTTCGTTAATCCAAGAACTACAAAGCGCTGGCGTTCCTGTACGTGGATATAATCCAGGGCGTGCCGATAAGGTACAACGTCTAAACATTGTTGCTCCGTTGATTGCAAAGGGAAAAGTATGGATTCCTGAAGATACTGAACAAAAAAGCGATTTTGCATCCTGGGCTAAACGGTTTTTACGTCAAGTATGTTCGTTTCCAGAAGCAGGCGGCCATGATGACTATGTAGACTCTTTATCACAAGCCTTGCGTGTTTTACGTGATTCAGGTTGGATCCACTTAGATCCACTGCCAGCTAGGGACTATGATTATTCAGACGATATATCTAAAAAGAAGTTTGTTAACCCCTATGCCCAATAGGGCGGATTGTCACCGTTCTTTGCATTAGTAGTATTATGGACTTATTAAAAACCCCGAAACAACTGTTATTGGAAGAACAAGGCGCCCCCGATGGCAAAGATATGCTTTTGACTCCAAAACAAGTATTAATGGAAGAATCGGGCGTTATGCAACATTTTGCCAAAGGCAAAAAAGTATTATCTCCGGAAGATATGAAAGCTGAAATTTTTGTACAAAGCACCACAGTTAAAAAACCAACTTCTCATCCAGCGTTAATCAACGCTTGGAATAAAATTTTTAAATAACATATGGCAAATCCACAAATTCCAATGCAAATGGGCGGCAACTTGCCCGGTCTTGATACCGAACAAAATATTGCTGAAGCACAAGCTCAAGATGTGGAAATGGACCATTACGAAGATGTACTTGGATTAGATCCAGAAGAAATAGAACAAGAAGTTATTGAGTTAGAAGATGGTTCAGTAGTTGTAAATTTTCAACCAAAAGAAGGCCCACGTAAAAACCCAGAGTTTTACGAAAACCTAGCAGAAGTATTTGATGAAAGCACTTTGCTTACATTAGCTAACGAATACTTAGACTACATTGATGTAGACAAAGAAGCTCGTAAGCAAAGAGACAAGCAATACGAAGAAGGTC